GTAGTACAAGGATTTATCAGATGAGTAAGTATAATAAGCAGAAGAAAAGCAGACGAGAGATATTGACAGATTTGGTGGTGGCTGTCGTGTGTATAACAATAATTGGTGGGATGCTAGTGTATGCCCACTTTGATATAGTGGGGATAGTAAATGAATAAAGATTTAAAAATAACATTATGGCTAGTCATAGCAGTATTTATACTGTCTATATTAACGGCAGGAGTAGGCGCATGGGTATCCTAGAAACAGCATTTATGTGTATGGCTCTCAATATTTATCACGAAGCCAATAATCAATCTATGCTAGGGCAGATAGCTGTAGGACAGGTTGTAATGAATAGGGTGGCAGACAGCCGTTTTCCAGACACAGTTTGCGAAGTG